TTAGAATCTTAGAGATTAATCTTGGTCAGTTTGACCCAAACAGAACGCCAAGATTTAACGCTACGGAAATTGCAGAATTAAATTTTTCGCAAGGTGATGTAATATTCAACACTACAAAAGAGTTATTGCAGGTATATAATGGTAGTGATTTTATAAGTTTAACCACAGACAATAACGAAAAAGGTTTAAAAGCAACTGGATTTTTAGGCTTTGTTTCAGTGAAAACAAATGGTAATATATCTGTAGACATAAATTAGAGCAAAAATATGGCGACGCAAGAAGAATTAAACGAATTAAGAAACAAAATTTTAAAACAAATGGGTTCTCCTTTAGGGCCTGGTGTAATGTCGAATAAAGACCAAGAAATGCTAGAATACAACAAAGCTATAAACACACCAGGAACAATAGAATACAACATAGAGCAAATCAGAAAAAACATGGAGCGTGAAACTCAAATATCACCAGAAAGACAAGCTTTTATA